AATTTTACATTCATATTTAAAGCCGAGAATATGAAACTAATGTCTTACGATTATAACTGTAAGATCACACAGAAGGGTATATCACAATTTACATCGTGCAATGACACAGGACCAAGAATCACCTACTGGATCGCAGTCGAGCAAAATAGCGAATTCGTATGACGGCTGGGCACACGTTCACCAACTCGGTGGATATAAGGTGTTCCATTGTGCAGCAGTGCATCACTTTACAGGAGAAGTAGAAATGTTAGACATCTACGTGCACCGTAGCGATGCAGTCACAAGAGCTATGATGTGGAACGAGGGAAAGTCTGCGGGCTGATTAATAAGAAGTGAGAATGAAATGCGTGATGATTATTTGTGGGTGGAAAAGTATCGACCTAAAGATGTAACCAGCTGTATCCTTCCTAAAACTATTAAGGAAACGTTTCAACAGTTTGTTGATCAGAAGGATGTTCCTAATTTGATATTGTCTGGTGGGCCAGGCGTCGGTAAGACGACTATTGCTAAAGCGATGCTCAATCAGCTTGATAGCGACTTCATTGTTATCAATGGTAGTATGAGTGGTAATATTGACACTCTGCGAAATGAGATTAAGCAGTTTGCATCGTCTGTCTCTTTCTCTGGTGGTCGAAAGTATGTCATCCTGGATGAGGCTGACTATCTAAATCCTCAATCTACACAACCAGCTCTACGTAACTTTATGGAAGAGTATAGTAAGAACTGTGGATTCATTATGACCTGTAACTTTGTTAACAGGATTATTGAACCTCTGCATTCTCGATGTAGTGTTATTAATTTTAAGATTCCCAACACAGAGAAGCCTCAGATGGGTCTGGAGTTCTTTAAAAGAGTTATGGGAATCCTAGAAGAGAATAATATCACTTACGACAAGAAGGTCATCTCTGAACTAATCCAGATGCATTTTCCAGACTGGAGGAGAATATTAAATGAACTACAGCGGTACGGTGTTTCTGGTAGTATTGATTCTGGGATCCTTACTTCTTTATCCGATGACAGCTTCAAGACGCTTATGGGATTTCTTAAAGAGAAAAACTTTTCGGAAATGCGTAAGTGGGTCGGTATAAATATGGACAACGAGAGTACGTCTCTATTTCGACAGATATATGACAGCTGCTCTCTTTATGTTAAACCCAACAGCATTCCACAAGTAGTTCTTATTATTGCAGACTATCAGCACAAGGCTGCTTTTGTTGCTGATCAAGAAATTAATCTCGTGGCTTGTCTGACTGAACTTATGGCGGAATTAGAATGGAAGTAGACAATTTAGTATGTGAGCACTGCAGTAGTGCAATCGACGGGCAAACCAAACTTGGAGTTGTTCTGAAGGGAAATGGTATAGAGGAGGCGCTTCCCTGGGAATATGCCTTATGTGAAGCATGTTTGGTAATTATGACTGGAGATGATGATGTTCGAAACATTGAGGGAACTGTTGCAACAATCAATCGAAAATTATCAGACCTCGCCGAGAAGTAAAACTTGGGGTGGGCCTGTTGCACAAACTTTAAAGAATGAATACAATGGTATATTAGATGTAATTGATCGATCTTCTCTAATAACAGATGCTGTAGGACCTCAGTGGACTTTCGATTATAATAAAAAATATCCTACCAATATGATTACTGATAACTTTCGATTTAGGAATTCTACTTTAAATTGGCTAGCGCCTGACTCTAAATCCCACTATAATGATGCAATTCAAGACCCTGCCAAAAAGGCTAGATTAGAAAAGTTTGGGTGGGTAAATACAGAAATCAATTATCACTTCAACAACAATGGATTTAGATACGATGGACGACAAGGCTCCAGCGATTTCCTCTCTGAGCAGGGTGGGGTTCTGTATCTTGGTTGTAGTACTACTTTCGGTGTTGGTGTTAATATAGAAGATACGTGGTCATGGAAACTACACCATCGAAATGAGAAAACCAAGAAACTAAGATATATGAACTTTGGCCTCCCAGGCCATGGTGTTGAAACCTATTATAGAATATTGAAGAGCTACATTGGTATTGTCAAGCCAGACATGGTAGTTGTTACATATCCGTGGGCTAGCTCTAGGGCGGAAATCTTTAATCCTAACCTTGGCGAATGGATCAACATATGGATGAGTACTAAATTTGGTCATCTTCCTGTATTAATGACTGATCAACAAGAAAAAAACCCAGATAAAATTGATTACTTCACTAGACTAGCATTGTGGTCTGCTGAAGTCTCTATGATTAGATATTTGAAACATCACGATGCTATTAGATGGATGTGTCATGAAAATGATACTAAATTAGTATGGATGACTATGGCAGAATTGGCGACGTTGATATCAGCACTGAGGAAAAAGCCTGATTGGGTTGTTGACAGAGCCAGAGATCTTATGCACCAAGGTAGAAATAGTCATGAGATGTTGTCAATTGAAATCGAAGAAAAAGTGGATGCATGTTTATGACGTTACCTTTTGATTATGTGAATTCTATTAACTTCAAGAAAAACAACATGATGCGTGATACTGACAACGATGAGCTTGCTGAGCAATCGTATGTACCGTTTTTAACCAATAGATCATTATCATATTTCCCCGATACTATATTCTATGCTAATCAGATAAATGAAGACCATCATGTTGATTACAAGCTGCAATATGAGTATTTACTAAATAGCATTAGACCCAAGAAGCGGTTTGCGAAGTGGGCGAAAGCAGTAGATAGTAATGACTTAGAGATGGTTAAGATGTATTACGGTTATTCAAATAAAAAAGCCGAACAAGCTCTCAAATTATTATCGCCTGCTGAAATTGCGAATATACGTGCAGTAATAACTAGGGGAATAACAGATGAGCGTGGGGTCGATTGATTCTATGGTTGAGGTGACACTCCGTCATGATGAAGATTTTTTAAAAGTTAAAGAGACACTAACGCGAATCGGTGTAGCCTCTCGTAAGAACAGAGCGTTGTATCAAAGTTGTCACATCCTCCATAAACAACAAAAATATTATATCGTACATTTTAAAGAGTTGTTTGCTTTAGATGGCAAGCCTACTAATTTTTCCCAAGAGGACTTAGCTAGGCGCAATACGATTGCTAACTTACTAGGTGAGTGGGGACTAGTCGATCTGAAGGATGCTGAGCGGACAGCAAGCCCGGTCGCACCATTAAATCAAACAAAAATAATTTCATATAAAGACAAAGATCAGTGGGAATTAATACCTAAATATAACATAGGAAAGAAGCGTTGACTTAGTCGCGCTCTTAACCTATATTATAATAGCGATGCCATGTTGGGTCGCATAATCAATATCTTGCTTGAAAGGAGATATTAAATGGTAAACGCTTTTCCATTTGACGACCGATTTTTCCGAACTGCGAACATGAATGCTATCGGCTTTAACCGAATTGTCGGACAGCTTGAAGGCCTTTGGAATGAAGATCGGACGGAACGTCAAGAAACTTACCCCCCATATAACATCATTAACACAGGAGAAGATACATTTCGGATCGAAGTGGCTGTCGCTGGATTTTCAAAGGAGGAAATCAATGTTGAAGTTAAGGAGCAGACCCTCACCGTCTCAGGTGAGAAGAATGAACTTGAAACCAAAATCAAAGAGGAATCCTTTGTACATAAAGGGATCGGAACTCGGAAGTTTCAAAGAACATTCAAGATGGCAGACTATGTCGAAGTTATCGAAGCGGATATCTTAAATGGGGTATTAACAATCGAATGTGCCCAGAAAATACCTGAGGCACAAAAGCCTAGAAAGATTGTGATTGGTTTAGGCGGCGAGAATACTCAAGATAAAAAAAAAGAACTGCTAACTGAGAAAACTGAGAATATCAATTAATATTAATTGGTAGTTAACTGATAACTAAATAGGGGGGCCTGGGTATAGGCTCCCCTAAGCTACGAACATGAGGAAAATAGAAATGGACGTTGAAACACTTAGATCCGACCTACGTAACGACGAGGGCGAAATCTTAGCAATTTATCTCGATCATCTGAAAAAAAAGACGTTTGGCATTGGACACCTTGTTCTCAAGACTGATCCAGAATATGGTCTGGAAGTGGGAGCTCCGGTATCCCAAGAACGATGTATTGAAGCCTTCGAGGATGACATCCATAGTGTTTTTGAAGACTGTGATAAATTTCTTCCCAGTTTTGGAGACGACGAGGACCGACCGAATGAATTCACGTTAAACGTAGAAGGTTTTTATACTCATTCTGAGGAAGTTCAGCTTATTGTAGCAAACATGTTGTTCAACATGGGCCTAACTAAATTAAGCAAATTTAAGAAATTTCAAAAGGCGTTAAATGATAGAGACTATGCCGAAGCTGCTGTTCAGATGAAGGACAGCAAATGGTACGATCAGGTCACCAATCGAGCTGAACGATTGTGCGTTCGAATGAGGGCCTGCGCTTAAGCTATATAATGTTCCTTGTGCTTAACTAATACGGAGCTTATACACATATGAATAAAACAATTTTTGGTGCTGTAATTGGCCTATCACTTTTGTTTGGATCTGTGGCACATGCCGCTGAGAAGAAAGTAGGATTAACGGTTCACCAAGATACGTATCGTAATATGACCCAGGAAACCACGGTAACAGAATTTGCTGCAAAAGTGGATTACAGCGGTGTCGTGTTAGGCGTGCTTCCTACCCTTGATTGGGAAACTGAGGAAATTTCAGACGTCGAGTTGGCACTCAGTTATACGTATCCCGTAACTGATCAGATTAACATTATTCCCTATGGTGAGTTACACTACGACAAAGATCTTGAGCGAGGCGATAGGTTCCTTGGGTTCAAGACAACTTTCAGGTTCTAATAACTTACAAGGTTATGGGGTTCCTTTCAAAAACCCCATTTATCTCATAATAATCGTTGACTAACATCCGCTTCTATGGGATTATAATAGAATGAAATTCTATACTGGCG